GCGAGCTCAGTGAGCTCCGCCGCGCCTGCGTCGTCCAGCGCAGTGCTGGAGGAGAGCTCAGTGCCACGCGTCTGAATGCGGTTGAACTCAGCGGCCAGTTCCTCGTCACTGAGGGCCGCAGCGTCGAATGGCTGCGGAGTTTCTTCATCGTCCATTGCGACTGTCCTTCTCTTAGGTCTCGGTCGGTGTCGTCGGACCGGTCCGCAACCAGCATCCGTTTCCCAGGCTAGCACTGCGCTAGACCTTGGTTTTCTTCCTCGCAACTACTGTTGCGCCTTTGCCTACGCTCACCGCGTGGATCCTCGCTGAGGCTTTGTCCTCGAACGTCTTGATCTCAGTCGTACCGCGTATCTGCACGACGTACTCAAGTCCCGGCGACTTCTTGCCACCGCATCCACAACCCATGATCTACCGTCCCTGCCGGTTGGTCCATGCCCACTTGGCCTGTGCCTGCGTCCTCGTGCTCACCGGAAGCCCGAGGTTTTCACGGCCTTCCGTAATAACTCCCTCCACCACGCTGCCCAGCGCCATGACGAGTGACTGTGCGTGACCTAGTGACATCGATGCCTGCGCACGTGCGCGCGGGATGGGGAAGCCAGGGGAATTGACGGCACACACCGCGATCATCTCCATAGCTCCGCCTATGCGGCGCCAGTCACCCGAGATAGGTGATGTCCTGAACTGCTGCGTCTTGGTCTCGTCCGCGTAAGGGAGCAGCATGCCGGCTGCCCAGATGCCGTGCTCATCCTCACCCACGTTGACGTGGGCCACGGCTGCGCCTACGTCGTCGTAGTGCGCGACAGCAGCCATGAAGCCGCCTCCATGGGGTGCGTGGCCACCACCTACCGTCAGCACTCCGACAGGGATGGTGCCAGCGTCGGTGGCCTGCTCATGGGTGAGGAAGTAGGCGTAGCCGGACGGGGATGACGGGGCAGTCTTGCACTCCTCCGGGCCGACGAGGCACACGTTCCACGGGGCGATGTGACCGAAGACTCTGCCGTCCTCTGTGACGGTGAGCGGGGTTGGCTGACCAAGTCGGGGGTTGGTGAACCACTCCATAGGTGCAGGGAGTGTTGAGCTCGCGGCAGCGAGGATGCTCTCAGGATGCGGCAGGGGCTCTTCACCATCACCCGGATGTGGTTCCGGTTCAGTGCCCATGGTGATGGAGACCTCAGCAAACGCAGGGATGGACACCAGCGTGGCGCCGGCCACGCGGTAGTCCGTGACGATCATCCTGTCATCCTCATCGACCACATACGTCATGTCATCGAGATCCACGGACGGACCGATCACACCGGCCGTGATCAGTTTCATGGCTTCGGCTGCCTCGGGCACGTCCAGCATGGTGCCCTTGGCGGTGACCATGTCGTGCGTGGCTCCCATGGACTCGATACGGCCCACGACCACACTGCCTGTATGACCCTCTTCATTGGTCCGCTGCCACGACAGGGGCAACGGCAGATCACGGCTGCGCATCCCGTCCGGTACCAGGATCCGTCCATCCCCTGTCGGCATGCCCAGCCGGGCAAGAACGGATGTCCATTCCTGTGCCATGATCAGTCCTCTCCCAGAAATTGCCGATTGGTCCAGTCAAGATCCTCACCGGTCACCACGTCCAGGATGGAGCAGCGGCACTGGATCACTTCTGACGCAGGCCCGGACGGATCACCCGGGAACATCAGCGGCACACCACCTACAGTAAACGGCTGGAGCAGCGGCACACGCTGCTGATCAGCAACCGCGTGAGTGGGGCGGGTGCGGCTGTCGATGGTGGAGATCCACACTTTTTCGGGGCTGGCGTCACCCTCGAGCAGTGCCCGCTGGACGGCAGCGGCGAAGGCCCCGCCGTTGGTGGCGCCAATCGTCTCGGTACGCGCAACCACGATCGCCCTGTTGGGCCAGCGTGCCGAACCCGACGACGTAAGCGTCTGGTTCACCGCATCAGCTATCTCAGGGATGCTCAGTCCCTCACGGATCCCTCGCTCCACATCACGGATGACCAGCGCGTAGACCTCGTCCGGGATGCGGGCCAGCCGGTTGCGCACCCCTTGCAGGTACTCGATGGCGAAGGGATCGATGTCCGGGTCGGAGTCCGGAGCGATGATCGTGTAAGGGTTGCGGAACAGCCGTGTGATCTCGGGGATCACGTCTGCGTCCACGAGCTGCTGCCACAGCCCCGGCTGATCGAATACAGCGCTCGCATCCGGAGGCAGTCCCGCCTCCCTGCTGGGGCGCAGCACGCCAGGACGGACCAGATCCAGCCAGCTGGTCATGGCACGGAACCAGCCGCGCTGTACCCGCTGCTCCCCGCGCACGATGGCAGCGAGCTGCCGCAGGCGCCGGGGGAGGAAGGGATCAGCCACGACCGTAGCCGTACGTCTTCAGCGTCGCGATCAGCTCGCTGCGCCTGTGTGGCTCCTTGCGCAGCAGCAGATCATCTGTGTACGCGCGCAGCCCGTAGCGCAGACGGTGACGGTCCATACCCGCCGCATCGGCCACGGTGTCCGTGAACGCGAATGATTCAGCCAGCAGCTTCTGCGACATTTCCTCACTGACCGTAACGGGCAGCGTGCGGTAGAGCTCATGCTTAGGTGTGTCGCTGTACTGGCCCCGGAACTCACGGGTGAGCATGCGCGCGCCGGCACGGGAGAGGGCATCGAACACGGCCAGCTCAGCTGCTGCCACCAGACCTGCATCCGGCTCGTCCGACTCTTCCTGCTGCGCAGGGCGGGAGGGGAGCGCTCGCACATTGTCCTCGGCTGATGCCGGATCCGTTGTGGCCTCCCCTCCCGCCCCGGTCTGGGTGATGTCGCAATCAATCTCCATGCAGTCACGCACTGCGGGATCGGAGATCAGTGCGGTATCGGTGCGCACCAGCTCCTCGAGGAGGCGCCGTGTGCGCTCCTCTTCGGTGGGTGTGGCCGAGTCCGGGATGCCTGCCTCACCGCGCATGAAGTCATCGGAGATCAGCCGCTTGTCGTACAGCGTCAGGAGCTCTTCGGTGCGGTTGGGGCGGGAGATGATCTCGGTCGTATCGAAAGCCAGGATGTAGCGCTCGGGGTTCGCAACGCCCATCTGTGCGAGCACAGGGCGCAGGTACTGGGTGGTGAGCGACTCGGACAGGCGGTCAAGGATGGGCGCTACGTGGATCTTGTACGCCGCTTCCTCGACCTGCCAGGCAGACCAGTGATTACTGTCGCCCATGCCTGTCATGATCTCCATGGGCATGTCGAGCGAGAGCGCCAGCCGTTTGATCGCGGACTCACGCAGACTGAGGACTTCCGCACTCAGCTCGGATGCGAAATCGACCTTGGTCGTGGAGCTGGGGATGAGCTCACCTGGGATCTGCATGACCAAGGGCATCTGGGATGACGCTTGCCCGACATCCGACATGGCCGCCTCACCGGCACGTGCCAGCCACTGCATGACTCCCGCCGGACCACTCGGGTCCGTGTCGCTCTTCGGGAAATCGATCTCCTGTGGGAGCAGCCAGACGCCATTACTGGCGAGACGCGAGACCAGTCGTGCGGCAATGTTCTGGGATGTCCGCTCGATCTCCATGAGCACGGGCAGGGCTGCGCGCACAGCCGAGTCGGCATGAGCCTGACGGGAGGGGTGAGGGTTCCAGTGCCGGATGAGCTTGTCACGGGAGGTGAGCGTGATCTTCTTGCCCGTGAACGGGTCGCTGTACGTGAACGTTCCGGATCTCTCGCTGACCTCTGTAGAGGAAAGGATGATCCACTCATCGGGCAGACCGCGCTGGGGGCGAACGATGATGAAGCACTCGCCGGCTATTTGCCAGTTGGTCGCGATCGTCGCCTGCGCCTGCGGGCGCTTGTCACTCCCACCAAGGACCAGGGAGGCAGCAGCCTGCACCTGAGGGTTGTCGGTGGGTCCGGTGACCAGCCCGGTCTGCGGGTCCATCTCCGCTGCGTGCATATCCGCGAGACTGATGGCGTTGGAGATCCAATTGGTGGCGTAGCGGAGCTCACCGCATATGTCGTAGTGGCGCCAGGTCTCCTTCTGCCACGAGTCCTCACCGCTGCGCGCCCGGTAGACGGCAGGCCCTTCCTCCATGATGTTGACCGACGCAGCGGTGAGAGTGTCGTCGCTCTTACGGGAGAACGGCCAGAGCGCCATGTGCTAGTCCTCCGAGTGAGATGCCAGGAATCCCGCCACGTACGAAGCGGACAGAGCGATGACCACGATGTTGAACCAAGTATGACCTGACCATTGCCATGCCGCGAGCGTGACGCCGGTACCCGTGTAGATGGACACGCACCACGAGCAGTACATCAGGTAGACGAGAGGGTGTTCCTGTCCAAGCTTACGGACCATCACCGTCCGAAGCCCGTTCGTGATCTTGTCATGTGTGACGAGCCGGGTGAGGCGCGCCGTGCTGAGCATGATGAGGACAATGATTGTCGGTTCCACGCCATCAGCCTACCCATCCATTGCGCGCAGGGACCGCTACGCTGCGTGCATGGGGTGGCATGGCCAGTTCGACCATGGAACGCTCGCGCTTGACCAGATCGGTAGCAGCGTGGACGAGCGCGTCAACGCGGTCGGGTGAGTTGGGTGACTCCTCCGGTACCCAGGTGCAGTTGTGCACCAAGATCCCATTGGCGTAGTACTCGGGCAGGTACCCATCAGCCACCGTCAGGTTGTACACCGGCACGGATGCGGTACGCCTTACTTCGGCAGTGCCGACTACAGTACGTGGATCTTGTACTGGTTGACCCGTACGTATCGCCACATCGCTCACAGACCCGCTCGACCGGTTCTCTAGTGACCCATTCACTTTTCCTGCGTTCACTGCGCTGCTCAAACGTATCGTTCCGGAATCCCCGTGGTGGGTGCTCCGCGATGTGCTCTGCGGCTGTGAGCAGTTCGAGGTTCCACAACTGATTATTGACCTTGTTATGGTCGCTGTGGTGCACGTGCATGCCATCGGCAATGGGCCCGTGGTGCGCTTCAAAGATAGCCCTGTGAAGGAGAGGGCCCTTAGCGTGCCGGTAGTAGCCGAACCCTGCGAGGCTGTACCACCTGCCACGCCATGCGACAGGAAGGCCGTACTTGCCGGGCTGTGCCTTACGCCTAGGAGCTGGCCAGGCTGCACACTCCGGGCAGGTACAAACCGGCGATGGGTCGCGTCGTACACGGGATGCTCGGGTGTCGTCCATAGGACACACTCTAGTACATGGATGCCCACTAGTCCTCTCGCATCACCTGTCTTACCCGCCCATGCAACAGGGGCCCACCCCTCGCGAGTCATCACGCGGTGATCCGTTGTCACATCCTCGATGGGGACATGTCCCTGATTCGTTTCGATCAACGTCCCGGCAATCACGCACAGCTCGTCCTCAAGCTCCGGCTGATCACCCACATGATGAATCTTCCCCTGCTCGTAGCGCATGGCGATTGGCTGCGCTCTCAGCTTCTTGCCCTTGACGGCAGTGACAGGACGTAGCGGTGGGGTGGAAAACTGACCGTGCGACTCATGCCATACCTGAGTCAGCACTTCAGTGAGCCAGTCCTTGCCGAAATTGGTTTCGTAGACGAGCGCGTCAGCGTCGTACTCATCGAACATCGCCCATGCCCGTGCTGCCGTCTGACGGGCGCTGAGCTTGGCGGAGACATCACCCAGCACGTAGCAGTGACCCTGTGCGTAACCCACAGCGACGATGCCAGCCCTGTCCCCCGTGCCCGTGCCGGCTGGGTCGAGTCCGATCACGGTCCGCTCAAGATCGGGATAGTCCTCGACACGGTGCGCCTCGATTGTTTCACGTGAAACCAGCGCGCCAGGCATGTCATCGATGATGTCCGCGTGCAGCTCCTGGCGACCCAGCACAGTGCCCTCGTAGCGCGCCACCACAGCGTCACGGAACGTAGGCGCGAGGTTGTGCAGATTGTCATACGTGGAGCCGCGCACAGTGAAGCAGCGCTGATCCTTGACCAGCTGCTTCACCAGCGGGATGGGGCGGGGGGTGGTCGTCACGCACACTCGGGGGTGATCACCCAGGCGCATGGTCATCTGCAACATGTCCCATGCCCGCTGAAGCCTGCGCCACGACGCCAACTCGTCCGCCCATGCGAAGTGGTGCTGAGGGCCCCGCAGGCGGTCCGGCTCGTCCGCCGAGTACAGGGTCAGGACAGAGCCATTGGTGAAGCTCACACGGCGTTTGGAAGGCTCGTAGGCGCACAGCCCGGGAGGCGCGCAGGCAAGGATGCCCGACTCCCCCTCCACCATGATGTCACGAGTGTCCGCAGCAGTCGGAGCGACGAGCGCGCCCCTGCTGCCCGGATGGATGGATGCCTGCTTGACGACCCACTCTGCGCCTGTACGTGTCTTGCCGAACCCTCTGCCGGCCAGCAGCAGCCACGTATCCCAGTCGACTCCTCGCGGCTCGAGCTGCTCCGGTCGGGCAACGTGGGTCCACAGCCCGCCGCGTGACTGATAGTAGTCCTTGACCTCATCCGGACTGGGCATCGTGCTCAGCCTGTCGCCGGTACATCTCAGCCACGAGCGCGGCAGCATCGATCATGACGCTGGACTCCCGTTCGGATTCCTTCTCCGGCCGGATATCCGTCATGCCGATGTTCTGGATCTTCGCAGCCACCTCTGCGGCGCGGATGGCGTCACCCGGAATAGTGCGTCCCTCGCTGGCATTGACACGCTGGATAGCACGCTCAGTAAGCAGGTTGGCCAGTGCGTTGGTCTGCTCGACCTGCTGCCTGCGCTGGTCTACCCATGCCTGAGTCGCCTGCTGATCCATAAACCGGTCAAACTGCCTGGCTCGATTAGGCCAGTCGAACTTGGATGACCACTCGCCCAAGGTCGTCAAGTTTTTCGATAGCTTCCCACCAGCGGCACGAATAGACCGTTTTGCCCCTAGATCGCGATAGGTAGCAAATGCCTCAAAAGCGTTATCCGTCTCGTCATCCCTCATATCCCAGGGATGCCCGGACTTCATGCTTACGCCTCACTCGTCACGAGCGGCGCAGCGTACGGAAACAGCGCGATGACCACAGCCACGGCCAGCCCTGCCAGCCACATACGGGTACCCCGTGCCTTCACTGCGTCCGCCTCCCGCGCACTCTCCACACCAGCGATGCGGCCGGTGATGTCCGCCCGGTCACGCTCATACAGTTCACGGGGAACGAGCTGCATCAGCGTTGTCTGGATGGCGGACTGACCCTCACGCATGTCCCTGCGCACACCCTCAATCAGCCTGCCCAGCTCACCATTCGTCGGCTCGTCAGTCATCGTAACGAGCCTTCAGCCATGCCGCACTGAGCGGGTTGCCGATGTACGAACCCAGCCACGCCTTGACGACAGCCAGCGCTGCGGGCACGGCAGCAAGAGCCGCAGCCTCGAGCACACCTACGGAGAACATGCCGGCGGTATCCGCCAGCAGCAGCCCCAGGAACCCCTGAATGTATGTGGACACGGTGCGCTCGAGCATGTCGGTGAAGAGCTTCATGGTGATCGTCCCCTTCGGTGTGAGTGGGGGAAGCACACGCAGTGTGCGCCTCCCCCGGGCCTGAGTCTACGACTCCAGCCGTGCCGCGATCTTCACGGCGACAGCCTCAGCCATCGCGTCCACGAGTCCCGGGTGAGCGGCAACAGCCGCAGCGATGGACGCGACCTGCGCGTCGGTGAGCTCGAGCGGGATCAGCGCATCGAGCTTAGCGCCGTTCGCCTCAGCAACGATCTTGGCCTCACGAGCCACCCGGTAGGTCTCATATACGTACGTCTCGGCAGTCCAGAACTTGTTGGTGATCTCGGGCAGCAGATGATCAGGCGACTTGATCACATTGTCCGTGTGGAAGATCACCGCTACATCGGTCTTGGTCAGTGCCACTGTTCCCGCTCCTTGGTCCGGCGTCCCCGGCTTCCAGCCTGCCGCATGGTCGAGCCGCATCGCAACATCACGCCGGAAGGTGTTCATGTCGAACATCGGATCGATCTTACGCCGGGTGGCTTCCCTATGACCGATCACGCTGTGCTCAGACCAGCGGTGCGCACGGCAGATCGCAGCTGCCCACCTCACTGCCTGATCGTACTGAACGTCCGGATACGGGTCGTCCCCGTTACCCCTGTTCTCGATCTCCAGTCCGTACAGATGATCATTGCCATCGATAGGCTCGGACGAATCGGGACGAGGGTGAACAGCGAGCTCCAGCACCACAGCATCATGTGCGTTGCGGGCAATGCCTCCCGCATGGTTTGCCCTGCCATGGCCCGTGAGCGCCACTGTGCCGCCCTTGGAGAGGTGCGCGTGCGCCAGCGGACCCGGGAGATCTGCACGGCCGTTGTAGACCAGGCTGAGGCTGTCGGTACCCGCAGTGTGGTGGATCATGACACCGTTCACCGGACCGAACGGCCTGCCGGTAGCAACATCACGGTTGTGCGCGTACCACTTCTTGTACTCGGACACCCTCACACCCTCAGCCTTAAGGGCAACGAGCATCTGCTTGGCAGTCAGCGGCTCAGCCATCACACACGCTCCGGCCAGTGACATGTACCTTCCTGTGCCTCGTCCTCACTGAGGTGCACATGCCGATTGAAAAACACCCCCTCAGGATTCAGCACAGCGAGACTGACAACCTTCGGATTCTCCACCTCAGTAACCATTGCTGCACGGCACGTGGACGGGTACTCACCACCCGGCGTCCCGTAGCTGACGTAGTGGACTACACGTCCCACACTCGGTACCTGGTCAGTCATATCTGATCCTTTCGTCCCCTGTGATTCCAGTCTAGGCCAGATCATCGGTAGTCCAAGGTTCCCATGGCTGCTTGCCCCCGCGCCCGTCCTTCGGACCGGTGATCCGGTGCATCTTCTGCCCCCGTCCTACGACGATGGCCAGCGCCCCGATCTCATCGGCAACTGTCAGCAGCTGGTTCCAGTCCTTCGGATCCAGACGACTGCTCAGCTTCCCCTGAACCAGCAGGATCTGATCGCGCTTGATCGCTACCAGATCAGCCACGCCTCGCGAGCCGGCCGACTTGATCACATAGTAACCGTCCGCCTCGAGCTTCTCTTTGGTGCGCCGCTCATGCGCCGAGCCATTGCTGTAGTTGGTCATCTTCCGTCCCTTACTTGGATGAGTAGCACTGGCCCCATGACCGGCCTGCGGGAGACGCACCCGCAGTAATCGCCACCCCCTTGAACTCGAAAGTGAACGCATCGAGCACGGCACGCGATACATCCTCGACCGAATCAGCAGGCACACTCAAGACCGCTTCATCGTGGATCACCGCGCGCAGCATGGGCACGATCTCTGCCGGGAGATTCAGCAAACCCTCAGCAACGATGTCCCGCGTACCGCCCTGTCCCATGGCGGCAGGGGCCTGCGTATAAGCCCATTCGGGATGCACGCGCATACGCCGGCCGAATCCGTTGTCCAGGATCTCACCCGCGCCTGCCAGCCCCCTTACTTCATCGCGCCATTCGGACAGCCGGGGATAGCTCTCCCGCATCCGCTCATCGAATCGGGTCGCATCCTCCAGCGTGGCACCGGCAGCAACAAGACGCCCGATGGACGCGCCGTAATTCCATGCGTGGCCAATGACTTTGGCGTCATCACGTTTGGCCACCGTGCCGAAGACCGCGAGTGCGACCTCGCTGTGCACATTGCGGCCGGGAGCGAACAGCGCCATATAGGCGGGATCCTGGCAGTGCCCGGCAATGGCGCGCATGTCCACCTGATCAAAATCGAACGCGATCATGACGTGCCCTGCTTCCGGCAGCATGATCTCTCGTTCCACGTGCTTGCCGCCGCGCTTGCCCATGACCGTCACACCCGGCTTGGTCACCGACCAGCGTCCCGACGCCTGTTCAGGCGAAATGGTGGGGTGCACGCGTCCGTCGACCAGATGATGCAACACGTTGCCGTAGATCGAACGGACACCGTTCATCTCCAGCACCGTTTCGCAGATAAGTGCGGCAGCATCCTTACCGTGATCGGCGAAGAGCACGATCTTCTGGCTGAGTACTTCCTTGGCCAGGCTGAGTGAGCCGTCCTTGTTCAACGTCCAGTTCTCGCTGAGCCAGACGGGACCGATGCCGGCTCCCACGAGCGCCGCATGAAAAGCCTCCTTGCCCGCGCCTGTGCGCTGCGGAGCAGCAGCCTGCTTGCCCTGTGCGTTGATCTCGGGAAAGCCGTAGCGGGAAACGAGTAGATCCTTGCCCAGTGCGAACCGATCCGCTCCCCGCTGATACCTGTCATGCAGCAGCTCCTCATCGATACGGATCCCCTCAAGGCTGATGCGCCCCATCAGGGCCTGTACGCGGTGCTCTCGCCGCGTGTATGCGTCCAGGGGTCCCTGAGCCTCAAGCACTGCGCGGGAGGCCCGCAGATCGCCGCACAGGTAATCTTTGTACTGCTCATTGTCCAATGGGATGGCGTCGTACCCGCCGTACTGCTTGGCAAGACACTTCAGATCATCGCTCTTGCCCTCATGGCCGAGACGCTGCGCGAGGGGATCGAGCTTGTAGTAACCGGCCGGCATCCCCTTGGACAGTGGGGGATCCTGCTGCCGGGCGATGATCAGTGAGTCACGTGACTTGGCCGCGAGCGCTTCATAGTCCGCGCCGTGATGACGAGCCAGTGCGAGGAGATCGAACCCGAGGATGTTGTGTCCCGCAATCTCCTGCGCCTCACTGAGCGCGTGGATCAGCACATCCGGATCAGTGGTGAGCAGCTGGCTCGCGTCGGCCTGCTGTACGCCGGACAGCCGTACGAAGTCCTTACGTCGCCACAACTCATCTGCGCCACACGTCTCGATATCGAAGACGGTGGCTAGGGACAGATCTCCCGGAACGCTTGCTCCAGTGCCGCCGTGGGGTAGGTCTTCACATAGTACCTGTCTTGCTTCACCCAGACGCCGTTGCTCCGGATTCCCGTGTGTCCCTTGGACAGTGCCGTAGCCCTGCGTCCTACCTGTGACAGGTACTGCCGGTTGGTGTTCCGGCTGTGACGCTCCGCATACTCCCGCGCGGTCAGCATCTCCATGATCCGTGGCTCCTTCGCGTGAGTCCGTGGGTGGCAGTGGTGGCAGGAATGGATGGTCCTGCCCATGTGTACTGAGGTTACTCATGAGTGTTGAATGGGCGACGTCGGGTTGGGAATTTGTATGTGTAGGCGCACCCATTCCTGCCACTGCTGCCCCTGCCCCTGCCCCTCCAATGAGGGAAACGCCCTGGTCAGCATCGGGATTATCCTTGATCACGATGTTAAATGCCCGAGACTTCAAAGGAGCCACCCGAACGTCTACAACGCCACCAATGTGCCTCAGACGGTCGAAGATCTTGCGCTCACCCATCCGCGATCCTCCGTTCCTTTCTGCCCACCTGTTGAAAGCCGAGGCACTTTCACGTCGTCCAGTGCACTCAGTGGCAAGAAGGACCTGTCCCGGACCGGCCTCAACGATCACGCACATGTCGCTTACCCACTGAGCCACACGGTCACTGCGTGTGTCGAACTCCCGCCGCACGCGCTCATCCGTGACGCTGTACCCGCCGCGCTGAAGTACCCTCCGGTACGCCTCGACCCACCGCATCAGGATGCCGGGAAGCTCCTCATACAGAGCAGCCTCAAGCGTCGGATCTTCACGGCCTGCGAAGGAGTTG